AGATAATTAAAAAAATTGCAAACAAACTATAATGGCAGAAGAAAACGACCTGATCTACGGAGTCTACGACAAAACAAGAGGTGTTGGAGGATGTGATGACTACTTCGGATACTTCAAAAAACATAAAGATGCTAAATCTGAAATGAAAACTCAGTTTGAACATCTAAAACAAAAAAACCCAAAAGAGACTTTGAAATTGTATAAGGACAGAGTTGTTAAAGTGAAAGATAAAACAGAAGAAATAATAATAATTATACACCCAATTTTATTAAGATGAAAGTAGAACTTTTAGTGAGATTTGCAAATGAGGGGCATCACTATAACAGTATAAAAGTTGACCCTGATAGAATAGAAGATGTTTTACCGTTTCCTAATGAAGTATTTTTTACCATAGATGGTGTAAGAGTGGCTTGTGATAGAGAAGATTGGGATAGAATACAAAAAGAAATAGTAGAAAATAAAAAGTAAGATGATGGATAAACAATTGCAAAAAATAATGGCAGAACTTGAAACTTTAGAACAAGAGGAAAGGTATGAGACATTAGAACTTTCAAATGAGTACATTGATACCACAAAAAATGAAAGTTCTACCTCAGCAACCCCAACATGTTGGGGAACCTTACCTGATGAGGAATTTACACCGGCCTTCAAATCAGTGGATAAAGTTCCTGCAGGTATTTATGAGATAGTGTGGAATAGATCACTTTCTCAACACACAATAAAAAAACAACCATTTAAGACAGATGAATTATATCAGTTACCCTCATATGAAATCCAAGATATCCTCAAGGATATTCAAAATTTTTGGGATCGTAGAGACAAATATCGAGAGTATAACTTTGTTCATAAGCGTGGGATTCTAATGTATGGTGAACCTGGATGTGGTAAATCAGGAATTATTCAGCTTATCTCAAAACAACTTATTGAAAACGACGGGATCATTCTCAATATTAAAGACAGTGAAGATGTTGAATATTTCATAGACTTTATTGCAACATTTCGAAAGATTGAAGCACATCGACCTTTGATTGTTTTGTTAGAGGATATCGACTCAATTGCTGGAGACTCTAATCACGCAACAAGTAAATTATTAAACATTCTTGACGGTGTAAAACAAATAGAAGATGTTGTGTATATTGCAACAACTAACTATCCTGAGAAACTTCAAGAACGAATCACTAACAGACCGTCTCGTTTCGATAGACGATACAAAGTTGAACTTCCAAATGAAGAAATCCGAGAGGCTTACATTCGTCACAAACTAACTGAAGAAGATTTGAAGAATGTTAATATTGAAGAATGGATCAAAAGAACAGAAGGAATGTCCCTTTCACACTTGAAAGAAGTTGTAATTTCAACTATTGTTATGGGTAGAGAATTTGAGGAAGTGATGGATAACCTCGAAGGATTGAAAAAAGCACCATCAATTAAAGGATCGGGTAAAGTAGGATTTAATAGATAAGATATGAATAAAGGAATGTATTACATGCCAATGTTTTTGGTTTTAATTGGAAACATAATTGTAAGTTGGTTTTTAAAGGATTGGTATAGTTTAGCTGGTTGGTTTATTGCTTTGTTTTTTTTATGTGAAGTTTATTATTTAAGATTTTTAAAATGATAGTAGAACATGAAGGTAAAATTTATGAAACTGTGATAACTAAACCAATAATGGAAGGTGATTTATATTATGATTGTATGATACATGAAATCAAAAGATGTAAGTCTTACATATGTTTCGATCCGTGGTCTTTAAAATTAGAAAAAATTGGAGATTCTGAAAAAAAAACATTATAGATTAAGCTAGTATTTATTTAAACATGGAACTTAATCTTAATAAGGTCAAAGAAGGTAATCACAAAAAATTGGTTGATACGATCAATACTTTGAAAAAATTTGACAAAGTCTTACTTTTAACTTGTTCAAATAGGTATGATAAAATTTCAAAAAATCAAACACCAAAATCAACTATTCTTGCTAAAGTTATAAAATCTGAATTAGATAACTGCACATTAATAAATATACCTGATTTAAATATTCACCCGTGTGAGGGAAATGTTTCACTAATGGAGGGTAACAGGTGTGGTATCAAAGCAGCTCTATTGAAAGATAAAGAAAAAAACCCAAGTGGATATCACAGATGTTGGGCATCCTTACATAATCCCGATGATGAATTATGGAAAATCTCAAAAGAATTATTCGAATCTGACTGTGTAATTTTCTTTTCTTCTGTAAGATGGGGAAGTGCTAATATGTTTTATCAAAAATTAATTGAAAGATTAAATTGGATTAACAATCGTTACATACCTTTAGGTGAGGATAACATAATTAAGGATGTGACATCAGGGTTTATTTGTGTTGGACAACACGACGATGCTGACAGAGTTTGTGCAATTCAAATGAACACACATGATTATTACGGATTCAAGGTAGACGAAAAACTTTATTGGTATTGGATGTCGGAAGATATTGAATTTGATGAAGAAACACTCAAAGGTTATATAGAAAGTTACCCAAAGTTTTTTAAACAGTTTAAGATAGAAAAAAAAGAAAAAAATAATTGATGAATGTTGTGGAATTGAAATAAAACACTATCTTTGTAGTGTAATCAATTAAAAACACCATCACTATGTCTACCATCACTCAAGTTCAAAATTATCAAGGTTCTAACTCTTTCGTCCTTAAAATGAAAGATGTCATTTCTAAATATGGTAAACTTACCGTAGGTCAGGCGTTAACCGTTGAGAAGATTCTAAACGCTCCTGTTGAAGCGAAACAAGTTGAATTGACTGAGGACATGAAAAAAATCCAAGCGTACACTGGTGAGAATTCTTTTGTGAAAGAGATCCAGTCTAAACTTGAGAAATATGGTAAATTGTCTGATAAACAAGTATCGGCAGCTTTGAACCAAATTCAAAAAGAGGAAAATAAAGCAGCTACCAAGAAAATGAACATCCCCGCTGAGGGAGACACCATCCAAGTTGGTCGTAAGATCGGTCAACAAATGAAAGAGACCTATGGTCTTCAGTTTAATCCTACAATTTTGGATATCACTAAAGTTTTAGGAATTTCACCTAAGGCCGTTAAGTTCGCAGGTAAGATGACTGTGAAGAGAGCTAAAGTTTGTGTATGTTGTGCTAAGACTTTGACTGACGAGTTTTCAATGTTGACTACGATGGGTAAGACATGTGCTAAACACATGGGTGTTGAATACATCAAAGACAAGAGTCAGGCGGATCGTTTCCGTGAGGACTACCTAAAACGAGTAGAAGAGATCGGTGTGATGGAATTTTGGGTTCCTAAGTCACAACTTAAGAACTGGGAAGGTGACACCAACTTCTTACTTGAGATCCTGTAAGAGACCCCACTCCTTGAGGGTGGGCTTTTAGGACCGTTATCCGTTAGGGTAACAATCGAAAGGGGGAATTCGCTACTCCCCCTTTTTTATTTATAAAACATGACTATTATTAGGTTATGATAATTGGTATTATATATATTATTCTTATTTTAGCAATTGGGATAATAGGTAAACATAGAAAATTTTTGAAATGAAAGTAATTTTCTTAGATCATGACGGTGTAATTTGTCTCTCTTATAACTGGGGTGGGAGATCAAAGAAATGGGCAAAATACCGTAGTGCAAATCCCGACAGTAGTAAAGAAAAGAAAGACGCCCCTGTTTCTGTAAGATTTGACGACTTTGATAAAAAGGCGATTAAGATCCTTAATGAAATAATTGAAGAAACAGGTTGTGAGATTGTTGTAAGTTCTGATTGGAAGTTACATGCGACATTAGAAGAACTTGGGGATTACTACGAAAGTCAGGGGATAATCAAACGACCAATTGACCTAACACCAAACATCCAAAATTGTACCGTTCATGGTAATTTGTTTATTTGGTCCCCAAGATGGGACTTAGAACAAACAAGAACTATTGAGATTAGACAGTACCTACACGATCATCCTGAGGTAACACACTGGGTTTCAGTTGATGATTTAAACATGGGTAAGATTGGTGAACCATGGAAAGATGTGTGGGCGATTGATAACTTTGTTCTTACACCAAGATCAAATGAGGGAATTAAACAGTGCGGAGTTAAAGAAAAAATTATTAATTTTTTAACAAATGAAGAACATAAATCAATTATTTCGTAAAAGAACCGATTTACTAAATAATGAAGAAGTACAAAAACTTATAGAATATACACAAGACCTTGAAGGTAAAGTTTTAGAAAGAAAAGTAGAAGATACTTATAATAAAGAACACCTTTTAAAGACTATGTTATCGGATATACTTTCAAGTTGTAAAGAATATGAAGAAAATAAAATTCTTCAAGATAGATATCCTGAGTTGTATAAAAAAATTGACGCGGATGATTTAGTAAAAAATTTATTAGAGTATATTACTAGTATGAACGCTAAAAATAACTTAAAACTGTAAATTATGGAACAGAATATCAAACAAAAAGTTAAACTCATGATCGTTGACGACAAACCATATGTTGTTTCATTAGACAAAATAGAAGTTGGGGATAAAGTAATTGTTACAGTAGGAGGTCAGTATCCATCTATTGTTGAATGTGAAAATGAAACGGTTCTCAATTTACTTACAGGATCAAAACTTTCATTAACTCAACCTTTTAAAGTTTTCATGGAACCTGAGTATATAAAATTCACTGATGACCAAATTGAAAAAATAATGGAAAACGAAGGTCTACTTGAAGTGGAAATAGTTGACGGAGTTTATCAATATAGTTTATGATGATAATCGAGACATATGTACATGTGGTTGGAATTCTTTTGACTATAGTTATACTTACGGGTTACTTGACATATAGATATTTTAAAAAAAGAAAAAAGAAATAATGGCACATATAGAACATAATTTTTTTCCGTTGAAAGTTTGGGTAAGAAATGAATATTTTTACCAAGGTGAAAAAGGGCAGGGTGATTTAACCGAGGGTGTAATAATCTCCGTAAGGTGTATGCCAGGACAGGCGGCGTTATTTCAAGTTCTTTTGAATAATGGTGTGATGAGGGATAAATTACCTGCGCATGCACTACTAACAGAACCTGAGTTGCCAGATCCTGACTTACCATTTCATTACCTACAACTTTGGAATTGTTTTTCATACAATTTCACATTGATTCATCTTTCATATGTTTACGACACACCTGTTGAGGTTTTTATGAAAGATAAAAATTGGTATAGTGGTCGTTATTATGCGACAATAAATTGGGGTTCAAATGATTTAAACACCGATCTCACTTTGGCTGAAGACCCAATGGAACACAAATCACACCATATTATTTTACTTGATAACGGTCAAATTGCGTTACAACCAAACAACAGAATTAAGTGGTCGGAACCATCATTTGTGACTAAACCTTTCCCTGATAAACCAGATTTTTTAGTAAACAAGGACTGGTTTAATTGTGAAGGTCACGAGAAATGGGCAACTGAAGATAGTGAAAGAATGTTCTACGATACTGAGTAGAAACTTCTTTCCGTAGGCAATTTTTGCCATAATTCACTAATTCATTTTTTATGAAAACACTTGATTTACACGGAGTTAAACATGCGGATGTACCCAAATTATTGGATCAATTTATTTGGGAACAGATGAATAAAAAATCTAGAGAGGTTGAGATCATCACAGGAATAAGTCAGGCGATGAAACAAGTAGTAATTAAAACCCTAAAAGATTATGACTTCATTTACAACGAAGCATGGAATAATCCTGGTAAGTTCGTAGTTAGTTTAATTTAATGAAAAAATGTGACTCCCCCGGTTGAATAAGTCGGGGGTTTTTTCTATCTTTGTGGTATGTTGCAAGTAGAAGGTAAAACATTTCATAAGTTTCTTGAGTTAAAGTCTTATAAAACACAGACTTTCAAGAACACCTGTCCTATAGAGTACGGACCTGCATATCGTAACGGAAACGAATGTATTATAAAAAAATCAGGTAGGTTTTATTATGACGAACTTTTTTTATCTGAAGAAGAATTTGTTAAAAATTTTGGAAACCCATTTGCTCAAGTTGATTTTTCAAGACAACGAGTTTTCATTGAAGAAGGTGAAGATTCAATTTCAATAAAGGCACAGTATTACCATAAATGGAGAGTAGTTGGGAAAAAATTCTTTATGGTAAGAAAACATACTAACTACATATCTTTTAATTTCAAAACTAAAATGTTCTACACTGGAACATTCAAAGGAAAGAATAAAACAAAGATCGGAAACTCTATGAAGGTTGATCCAAGTTATAGGGCCATTAGAGATTTAGAATACACTTTAAAAATTCATGATTCTGTAAGACCTGAAAGTTACTTTTATTTCTTTTTAGAAAAAATATGGGATAGACTTGGACTTGAGAACCCGCAAAACTTTGAGACAAAAAATCCTTTTACTCATTATAGTTTAACTAAGTATCTGATCAAAGGTGTAAAAATACCAAACAATTGGATTCAATACACCGACACATTTGTTCCAATCAAAACTCTTAGAAGTTGTGACATGAACTTAGTTGATGGGGTTATGAAAATGTTGAAATTAAAAGGGTCAAAAATCAAAAGAATTCTTAATGAAACCCCAAGTGTTAATTTTGATAGACTCACAGGACTCTACTACTTGTTAGGGATTGATAGATTCAATAAACTACCTGATAAAATATTTGATTATCAATTCTCTAATGATAGATATGGCCACATAGTTGAAGAAAATCCTGCGGGAGGACAATATTGGTATTGTACCCATGTGGACTATCTAAAAGATTTCAAAAGAAAGTTTCCTGAGTTAACTAATAAAGAAAAAGATAGAATTCTTACATTGGGCGAACATCTTGATGATGCGGTATTTCATACACTTATTGAACATTTAGAGTTCAAAAAGAAACTAAATGAACTTGGAGAAGATGTTAAGTTGAAATTTGAAAATAGAAGTACTTTCAATTTAGAACACGAAGAATTTAGTAGACTACTTTCTTCATACACAAGAGGTGAGGTTGAAAGATATTACGGTGAAATTGATCGTTTAGAAACACCAATTGAACATGAAGGTGAAACATATTATCCTGTTCTTTTAAGAAAAACACAGGACTATGAGAAAGAATCTCAACACCAACATAATTGTGTTAGGACTTATGTCGAAAGACCAGATTGTTTGATTTTCTCAATTCGTAAAGGGTCGGTTGATGGACAAGAAAGGATTACGGTTGAATATCAATTCAGAAAGAATGAAATAAAAAATGTCCAAGAAAGAGCGAGGTTTAACGAACTACCAAATGAAACATTTTCTTATGTTGCAAATATTCAGTTGGCAAATATTAATTTAGAATATAAACTTGGAACACTCAAACTTCCAAAGTTAACTAAAAGATATCGTAATGGTAAAGTTACAGAACAGTTCTCAACTTTTGAAATTGACTTCGATAATGGAACAAGAGTAATTCCTATGACACCAAGATGGAATTATGAAACACTTGAATTCAACCATTGGCAAAATGAAATTTTAGATATGCAAGTACCAGTTCCTGTAAATGATTTTTGGGATGAATTACCATAATTTTATTATATTTGTAAAAAACATATAAAATGACAGATAGACAACAAGAACTTTTGATTGAAATGATGCTGAAGATCAATGAGGCAAGAACTTATAATAGAATTTCAGGAGTTTTGACTTTGCTATGGATATTTGAAGTGATATATTTTATTTTTTGGGATCGTATGTCCAACATAAGTTTATATTTTACTATTTGGTTGGTTTGTATAGGTGGATGGACTCATATGAACCGCAAATTCAAAAAATGTATGGATGAATATAAAAAAATAAGTGAAGAATATGAAAACTTACTCTAAATTACCAATCCCTGAAGATACGGCTTGGGATAGATCAACATTATATGGGAGATTACACTGGAGAATTAGAAATTTTTTAACCAGTTGTCATAACTTAATCAAGTGGTTTCCAACTATTTGGAACGATAGAGATTGGGATTCAACCTTCATTTTGAAAATACTTCAAAAGAAAATAGAGTTCCAACAAAAAGAACTTGTTAATGCCAACCGACACATGAGAATAGAACTCGATAATCGTGATATGACTCTTGCTTTAAACTTACTTGAAAGAGTAAAAGAAGAATATTACAATTTGGAATGTATAGATTATTGGGATAACGATATGATATTTGAAGATGTTGATGGTAGACCAGACCTTAAGTCAATTGATTTTGAGGAAAAGTGGGAAAAATATGATGAGTACCTTTCTAAATATCCTTCTTCAGTTCGTGCGGTTGTTAAAGAACATGGTGAACAAGATGATAAAAAGCGTTTATGTTTGATGGTTTCTCACTATAATCATAAAAAGGCAAATAAACTACTATTCAGAGTGCTTGAGGAAAGACTTGCATTTTGGTGGGATTAAAAAATAAAATCATGGATAAAAAAGTACTACACGGACAATTAATGAATCAACATAGAATAATTTCTAATGAAATTGCTGATATCAAGGCAAATAGTTATGAATTGAATGAAGAAGAAAAAAGGAAAGTTGCTGAGTTACAAAAACAACAGTTGATAATTATGAAAAAACTTGAAAATTTATTTAGATAAATAAAAATAATTTAAAGTATGACAGGATATTTAACGCAAACACTCGGAGCATGGATGGTTAAACACGGTGATCAGGGTAATGAAAAATTTTACCCATTGTGTCCCCAATCTGAAGAGTGGTCAAAAAAAGATGAAACTAAAAAATTTATCAAAGAAGGAGTTGAGGTCATTTTTGACTTCGTTGTGAAAGGGGAATATTGTGAAACAAAAGAATCAATGATAAAAAATTATTTTGCCAAAATCAAAAGAATAGAACACGAGGGATTATAAATGAAAAATTTACACGAATTCAAAATCGTTAAGTATGTATACCCATTCACAAGTGAAATGTTGGGTGAAAAAATTTGGGATAAAATGACTGAAGAAGAATCTAAATGGGCTCTCATGTTAACATTGAAAGGAATTACTGACACTGGTGATGATGGTGAAACTTCTTGGGATTTATTTTTCTTGGATGATAAATTAGGAAAAAAAATTGAAGATGTTTTAATAAAATACGAAGTTCCATTTGAAGTTACGGATCAGAGTAGTCTCTTACTTAAGAACCCTGACCTTTTCTCTGAAGAATTTTTAGAAAAATTAGATTCTTATTTGAATCGACATCTAACAGTAGACGATGTGTTAGATAATATAATTGAAGTTGGGATAAACAATATCTCAATTTTCGAAAAGTACTTTTTAGAAAACAACAAAGAAAATAAAGATTAAAATGAGTTTCGATAAAAAAATATTGGAATTAAGTAGAACGATCTACCAAACTTCAATTATGGCTCACGGGACAAAACAAGATCCGGCAAAACAAATCGAAAAAATTAAAAACTCAATCAGAGAGTTCATCAGAGTTGAGGTTGTGCCTTATGAACTGACCGACTCTGAAAAATTGACCTTTATTTTAAAAAATGAATCCAAAATTTGTGATGCTATCGCCAAAGGACATAAAGCTTCCAATCAAGACGAATTCCAAACCATAAGAGATAAAATGAAACAATATAGAAAAGAATTAGGAATAATATGAAAGAAAATGAAATACCTTATATAGGTTCGGAAGGTTACTTCCACATGGATGAAGAAGAAATGAAATTGTGGGACAATACATTAATGGATGGATTACATGAGTTTGAAGTTTCAGAAACAATTCAAAAAATCAGAAACTATTACAATGGACATCACAATATTGACGGACGACCACCATCAAGAAAAGATTTCAACGACTACCTTGATTCGCTAGAAAAAAACTCGTAATCTTTTAATTATGACAGAAAAAGAACTTTTCCTATTAGGATTTGAAAAAGAAGAAATTAAGGATTACGATGACGATGATTCTTACTACTATGTATTAGATGTAGTTGATGGATTAACATTTATTACACCAACAAATGAAAACTTTAGAGATGGTAATTGGTATGTTGAAATTTTCAATACACAACCATTCATAAGGTTCACTGAATTTGGAGAACTCCAAGGGATTATTAATCAACTTACAAAGTCAATTGTAAAATGATCAAACCTTATCCCCAACCTGGTGAAAAATACCAACACTATAAAGGTGGTCAGTACGAAGTTATTTGTATGTGTAATCATACAGACACTAACGAACCACTTGTAATTTACAAATCACTTTCGTTTGGTTCACAATATGCAAGACCATTTTCTGAATGGAATGATGATGTTGAAATTAAAAAATTTGGGAATAAAGAATATCCAATTTTTAGATTTGAAAAAATAGAACAATAATGAATAGTTTAGACAAACAATACCAAGATTTACTCCAAACCATTTTGGATTATGGGGTTGAAAAGAAAGATAGGACAGGAACTGGTACCAAATCAATTTTTGGATACACCATTCGTCATAATATGAGTGAAGGATTTCCTGTGTTAACAACCAAGAAAATGGCTTGGAAGACGATGGTAACCGAACTTCTATGGTTCCTTCGTGGTGATACGAACATTAAGTTCCTTGTTGATAATGGTTGTCATATTTGGGATGGTGATGCGTATAAAAGATATTTTAGTGAAATTGCGTCAAATAAAAATATGGATTTCGAAGTACCTCTTTCAAAAGAAGAATTCATCAACAAAATAAAAACCGATGATGAGTTTGCTAAGAAGTGGGGTGAATTAGGACCTGTGTATGGTAAGCAATGGAGAAGTTGGGACGCTCATAATAAATACGATATTGACCCAACACCAGTAGACCAAATCACAAACTTAATCAACGACCTTAAAACAAATCCCGACTCAAGAAGACTAATGGTTAATGCTTGGAATGTGGGTGAATTAGACCAAATGGTTCTTCCACCTTGTCATTATGGATTCCAAGTTTATACAAGAGAGTTGAGTTTAGAAGAGAAATGGGAACAATACATTAAATCAGGTCTAAATGTAGAAATAAACGGAACTCCATTAGAACTTAAACATATGGGAACTCCGTTTTATCCAAAATCATTACCTCAACGAGCAATCTCTCTAATGTGGAACCAAAGGTCGGTAGATACATTCTTAGGTTTACCATTCAACATTGCATCTTACGGACTTCTTCTAACTATTTTGGCTAAAGAAGTTAATATGGTTCCTGACCAACTGATTGTTAATTTAGGTGATACCCATCTTTACCTTAATCATATTGAACAATCAAAAGAACAGATTACAAGAGAACCATTTGAATTACCAACTCTTAATCAGTTCCCAACTTACGAAGGCTCAAGACCATCAATAGAATCTTATGTAGTTAGTGATTTCACACTTAAAGATTATAAATCACACGAATCAATTAAAGCACCATTATCAAATTAAAATTATGAAAGAACAAAACAATTGGAATGATCCACAATTATCAGACGGCGATTTCCCACAAGAAAACAAAACAAAATTCCAAGTAGGAGATAAGGCGGTTAAAGTCAAAGGGTATAAGTTCCCATGTACAATAGTTTCGGTATTTAAAACCGTGGAGGGAAATGTTCGAGTTGTAGGTGAGATGGACAAATACGGACTTCTTCACATATTTAACGAAGATCAGTTGGAACATTTACAATAAAAGTAAAGATAGTATTATTATACTATGGAAAAAATTATAGTCAAAGAAACATATCGTAACAACAAACCAGGTTCTGATAAAAAAAGAACATACAAACCTCGTAAGAAAAAAGAAGAGAAGTTTGATTTAGATAATGAATTTGTCATGAGATCTGAAGAGGTTCCTAACATTAAAGGATTACCAAAACAAGTTGGATACTACAAAATTGGTAAAAGTTTTCATGTTTTCTTCGAAGTGAAACCAAATGTTATTCACAGATATTTTACAAAATTATTCCTTGGTTGGAAATGGCACGACCAAAAGTAAAACGAATTCATGTAAACCAACATCACATAAGGTCCAACAAAACCAAAGGGACCGAACTACCTGTCATCACCATCAAAGAAGGTAAAACAAACACCTATTGTAATGAAGTAGAAATACTTGGACCAAGTAAAATAGTTTATGCAGGTTCGGGTTGTGATGTTAAACCAATAATGAGTTGTGGTGCAAGGGTCGTCATAGAAACAACTAGTGAAATTAACATTCTTTCCTGACTCATTCACAAGTCAAGACATATTTATTACTAAAGAATTGTTATGAAAGTACTCAAATTAGGTTCTAAAGGAAAAGAAGTAGAGGATCTTCAAAAATACCTTAAAATCAAAGTCGACGGAGATTTTGGTCCTAAAACAGAAGAAGCTGTTAAAAAATTCCAAACCGCAAATAAATTAGTTTCAGATGGTATCGTTGGTGAAAAAACATGGAATGTCATGGGTTTCTATATTACTACTGATTTATCTGAAACAGTTATATCCACTGAAAAATTGATCATAGATCAAAAGTACATGGATAAAGATGAATATTTGGCGGGACCAACAAAAAAAGAATATTTGTTTTTACACCATACCGCTGGAGGACACGACCCTTATTCTGTAATCAAGATGTGGAACAACGACACTCGAGGAAGAGTCGGGACAGAGTTTGTTATGGGAGGTCAGTCCGTATTCAATGGTAATGACATATATGACGGAACTCTCGTTCAATGTTTTCCTGAAGGTGCTTACGGTTGGCACTTGGGAGATAACGGTTCACAACACATGCACACTCATTCAGTGGGTATTGAAGTTTGTAATTTTGGTCCTATTAAAAATGGATTAACTTACACAGGACAGAAAGCAAACCCACTTCAAATTGTTGAACTAAAACAACCATTTAGAGGGTCTAAATTTTATCATAGATATTCTGACAAACAAATCAGCACACTTAAATCATTTATTTTATTCATTGCCGATAGAGATAATATCGATGTAAGAAAAGGATTGGTACAAGAGATAAAAAACAAAGGAGCTGCAGGTTTTGAATTTAATTCTGACGCTTACTATGGAAAAGTAAAAGGTATGTGGACACATACTAATACGAGAAAAGACAAGTCTGACATGTTTCCTCAGCAAGAACTGATAGACATGTTGTTGTCTCTATAGGAGAAAAGTTCTCCAAGTTGACTTTCATTGTCAATAATCATTAAATAATTTATGATGAGTAAAGTTAGTATTTTAAAAGAGGTAAAACCACTTTTAGAAAAACTAAAAAGAATCCAAACCGAAGAAACAAAACCTTTAGTTGACGAGTTGGAGGATAAACTTTCAAAAAAACAAAACGAACTCCAACTTCGCAATGATCAAATGAAGATGGAAATCCATAGACTTTCAAGCTTATGATTACATTAGGTTCAGCATTAGTTATAGGGGCATTATGTTCCTTAGGAGTAATAGGAATGGTAAAAGACTTTAAAGGAAGAAAAAAAAAGTAAAAGAATCCCCACCTTCGAGTGGGGTTTTTTATTTTTTACCTATTGACAAACATATTTATATTTGTTAAATTTTGTTAACAAATAAACCTTTTAAAAAACTTAATTATGAAAAATGTATTTTTTGTAAGTTTGATGGTACTTGGTACTACACTTGGTGTTGTTTCTTGTGGAGAAAAAAAAGAAAATCTAACCACACAAGAAGCAAAATCTGAAGACTCAACAACAAATGTTGCAACTCAAAGTGTAAAACAAGACACAGTTGTTCTAGAAAATCAGAAATAATAATTTATATCAATCTGGATATTATTTCTTCCCCACTCAACAGGTGGGGTTTTTTATTTGACATATAACTCAAATTCAATTATTTTTAAAATAAAATGAAAAAACTAATTTTACTTCTATCAATAGTTGCAACAATGGTGTCGTGTTCATACGACGGAAAATACAAATATGCAATTTACAATAATAGAGGAGTTCTTTATTATGCGAATTTTTATGTAGAAAATGAGGATGGATGCATCATGTTCAACGACTGTCCTGGTTTAGATAACACACCAGGAAAACCAACAATTATTTGTGGTGATTATACAATTAAAAAATTAAAATGAAAAACATAAAAATAGACCCCAAAAAAGTTATTAAACCAAAACCTCGAATGATGAAAGATACAACAGCTGCGGAAATGTTAATAGTCATGATCATAGGTATATTGTTTGGTATGATATTAATCTCATTATTTTAAGTTAAAAAAAATATGACAGATCAAGAAATAATTAAGTACGGAGAAATCCAATACCTCAAAGGTAGATTAGATGAATTGTTCAAGGCTCTTCCAACTATCTATAACATGGATAGACATAGAAAACTTGATCAACGAATTGAAAAATATCTTAATAAACTAAGAAAGGTTGATGAGGTTGGTTATCATTTATATCAAGTTGAGTTGGTAAACAGACAAAGGTCAAAAGAAAAGTCCAAGAACGAAATCAAAGACCTATTGGAACAAATTCTAATTAATAAAAATATCATGAATGAAGACATTCTTGATAGAATTAAAAAGCAAATAGATCTCTACTAATGAGCGATAAAAAACCTGATAATGTTTCTGATAACCCTGGGTTATTACCTTATGGTAGTAATGTTGGGGCGCCAGCAATTAAGGTCACCAATATGGAACATTGGAAGGAACCGAGAATTATAAATGTCAATCAACAATTTGAAGACAAGTTTTTGGAGTTAAGAAAAGAATACGAAAAACTTGTTGACGAATATCAATGGAACGATATGGTATACAGATCAAAGTTTAGTTTTGAACCAGTGATTGGGAAAATTTATCATCTATATTATGGTACGGATGAAAAAATATTCTTATCTTTGATTTCACCAAGTGAGTGGAACAAAAAGTACATTGGTTCGTTTAAGTATAATCACGACAATAAATGGATTAAAACAGAATGGAACAATTAAACACACATCCGATTAAGAAATCAGATTTAGGATTTCACGGGAATCTTTTTGGGGGGAAATTATTATCTTGGATTGATGCGTCTGCTGCTGGATATGCGATGCAACTATGCGATACACCAAGAATGGTAACAGTGTCGATTGATAAGTGTAACTTTGAAAGACCTGCTAAAGAAAGTCAGTTGTTGAAGATATACGCAAGACCACATAAAGTCGGCAATACTTCAATGACTTTGTACATGGAAGCAAGGGCACACAATGTTTATACAGGAAAACAGGACCTGATATTAAAAACAAATATTACCTTTGTACAAATTGACGAAGGTGGGAACCCAATCCCACTTGGTGAAAAAGCGAAAAGAAGAATCACTAACATAATAGAACAAAATGAAAATAACACCATCTAACGAACTTAAACACATTATTAGAATCCTTGAGTCATGTGAGAACGAATCACACTTAGAAAGCGTTCAAAACATGTTCAAGAATTTTAAAAACAAATGGGAAAAGAAAGTTGACTCAACTGTAATGATTGAGTATATGTATGATTTTACTCACAAATTAGAAAGAAAAAGAAATAAGTTATGAAAATTACAATAATATCAGACACACACAATCACCACAACAGAATTACTGATGATCTTCCTGGTGGTGATCTTCTTATTCATGCTGGCGACCTTAGTTCTATGGGTTATGAACACGAGATCCGTGAGTTCGCTAAGTGGTACAATGGATTGGATAATTACACCAGTAAAGTTTTTATTGCGGGTAACCACGATTGGGGATTTCAAAATAATACAGAGAAAATTAAAGGTATTCTTACGGGTTATAAAAATATAGATTATCTTGAAGATGACTTTATGGGAATCATTGAAGGAGGAGAGCCTGAAGTTAAAATTTGGGGTAGTCCTTGGCAACCTGAGTTTTATAATTGGGCATTTAATCTACCACGAAATGGTGATGAGTTGAAATCAAAATGGGATCTTATTCCTGAGGATATTGATATTCTAATAACACATGGTCCGGCTTGGGGATTCTTAGATGATGTTGAAGGTCGAAGAGGTCAACATTTAGGTTGTGAATTACTTGCCGAAAGAATCAAACAAATTAAACCTAAGATTCATATCTGTGGTCACATTCATACTGGTTACGGACATTATTATAATGGACATACTCATTTCTTCAACGCTTCAGTTCTTAATGAGAGATACGCTTATGCCCATTTACCTTGGAATATAGATTGGAATCCAATAACAAACGAACTAAAATTTTTATGATCGAGATTGCATATTTTATTGAAAACAAAATCTTTAAGGATAAAAGAGGAACTTTCAGTCCGTTGGAACTTGATAAGACAGGTAAGAATTGGGTTCAGAGTAACATCAGTGTAAATCCCCGAAAATATACACTTCGGGGACTACACTTTCAAAAAAATGAATATGCTCAAGCTAAACTAATAAAAGTAATTTCAGGGAAGATTTTAGACTTTGTTGTTGATCTAAGAATGGTATCTGATGATTACAATAAAATTTTCTTTTTTGAATTGAATGAAGGTGATGAGTTATTAGTTCCAAGATACTTTGCACATGGTTTTATAACTACCGAGGATAATACGGTAGTTCAATATTTGGTGGACAATGATTATAGTCCTGAGAATGAAGGGGTGAAAGTTTGGACCAACTATCCTGAGATAAAAAATGAGATGAAAAAGATTGACCCTTTGTTTAGTGAAGAACTTATTGTAATTGCCGATAAAGATTCGGAGGAAAAATAAAAATATCAAAGTATTTATAATAAAAATTGTAATATGAATAAGTTTGATTTAACTGAGAAACTGAAAGAAGAGTTGAAAAAAAGAAATCTTTGGGAGCAAGAGGAAGATGAAGATGACCAAGATGACGACCAAGATGACGACCAAGAGGTAGAAGATTCAGAAGAAGATTCAGAAGGTCATAACGAAGATTTCTGTGAAATGGTTTGTCAGTTGTTACATTCACAAACACAAGTTCATATTTTTCATTTAGGGACCAAATCATACGCTGAACACAAAGCTCTGCAAGGTTATTATGAAGGTATTGACGCTTTGGTCGATGGAATTATCGAATCGTTCCAAGGAAAGTATGGTTTACTTACTAATTACAAATCATACAAAAATCAATCCTACAAAAACAAAAATCAGGTATTGAAATACATGAAAGGATTATTAAATACTATTGAGGAAAAAAGAGATTGTTGTGATGATTCATACATCCAAAATCAAATTGATACTGTACAAGAGTTGATTTATTCAACAATGTATAAGTTGAAATTCCTTAACTAATCTATTTCGTAAATATTATTTATAACATTCAGAGGGTCTCCTTCTGCGTCACCTTCGTATTCTTGTTCTGGCTTCCAAGATGGAACTTTGTCGTCAATCTCATTAGTCTCGAGTAATATTGGTTCTGAATGATATATCATATTAACTTGATCATCGTTCAAGAATGTACCTTCAGGTAATGATTTCAGTTCAGGGTTCAAACCAAAAAAATCAATTTCATCCTCTGTATAGTATTCATCACTTGATTCATACTCACCGGCACCATCACAATAATCGCAATCAACTCGTCCATAACCATCACATCTGTTACAGTCAAATTCACCATTACCATTACATTCAGAACATTCAACATCCCCATTTCCTTGACAAACTGAACATGGTTCACCATCCACTTCACCACTACCATCACAGTTTCCACATTCTTCAGTTCCATTTCCATCACATCTATCACAATTTTGATTACCACTACCATCACAATTACTGCAATATTCAGTTCCTGATCCGTCACATTCATGACATGTTTCATCACGAGTCCCTAAATCTCTATAATGATACATCCCAATGTTTATAAGATTACCACGAACTTTAGAAAAGGAAGATTCAATATCTTTAGTTTGCGAAAAGAAGTAAACCATAAATGCAATCTCAACTTTTTCAATTCTTCTAACATTCTTCAAAAGAAGTTTCAATAGTTCATCATTATTAATATGAGACATAATTTGTCCAACATTCATATCATGATCTCCATGTTCATCAAGTAAATGATTATAAACTTGTTTTGTGAATACTTTATATTTTGAAGGTTGTAAGGACATTATTTAGTTTTATAAATAAATATTGTATTTTTTTGTTATGGGACAAACTCCATCTATTAATAAAGATTTATTTTTCTATTTGGTTAGACACAATAAAGTGTTCTTCCCTTCTAATTCCTTATTTAATTCAAATAAACCCCATGTTGTAGTAGAGGATAGGTTCTTTCAAATCGAGAATAATAAAAAGTATTTAAAAAGAAAGATCTATAATTTAATAGAACAAGAGAAACCTGAATTGGTTGAGGGAAAAGAAAATATTTCAAACACTCATAAGACAATAAAGTATTTTTTACAAGAATCTAATAAAATTAAAAAACTATAAAATGGCACACCCAATTTTACATGCAAAAAGTTCTGCTAAAAAGTTTGGCGGAAAATGGGAAGATTATATGCACCTTCATGACTGGTTAGATGAAACTAAAGGATGGTATGGACATTCACTACACAGAGCGTTCAGACACCATTCAGAAGGAATATTCGAGATGGAACAAAGATTCGGGTCGGAATTTGTAAATAGTGACGGGAAAACCGTTTATACTCGTTATGTTGGAGAACAACATGTTAAAGAAGATTGTGATGGAATTATACCATCGGCGTCAGATTGGATTCGAATTCTAATATCAGGTGAAAGACCAACTTGGGTTATAAGATCAAAAAAGTTAGAGTTCGAAGATTAAAGTATTTATAATAAAAGTTTAGATGGAACTAACAGACAAACAAAAACACGATTTAAGAAGATTTTCTTTAATACTAAATTCCTTGAACATGGAAGATGGTGTAGAATGGACATATAGACATTATGATGAGTGGGAAAGTGATTATCCTGACGGACCTTATTATAGAAATAAAAGTGTAAAAGATGAATTAGATTTTTTACCAGGATCAATTGGACCTTTGTTTAATGAAATAAAAGATAATTTTGATACTGATCTTTTTTATAATGATGCTTACGACAATTACACAGGAGGACTTCAGTTAATTGTTAATGCCGAAAAGAAAATGCTAGTTGTTAAATATCACTATTACACAATGACAACTGAGGATAGTAGAATAAAAAGATCGTTCAAAGATATAGCTGAGATGAGTAATCCTTGGAGAAGTGGTGAAAGAGAAGTTAAAAAACTAACTAATGAAGATTTTTTAAACAGAATGAAAGAAGAGTATGGATCTTACGCTCTATTAGAATATGACGGAAGTGGTGATAGTGGATGGATAGATGACAATGTACAAAGTGAAAAAGGATATAAAAGATCAACTAATGAACTAGAAAACATTGCATATGAAGGTTTAGAACTATTTCATGCAGGATGGGAAATTAATGAAGGTTCAAGGGGATCAATGACATTTAATTTTGACGATCAAACTTTTACTATTGAACACTACCAAAATATTGAAGATGAAGTTGAAGACTTCTATAAATCTTTTTCTTTTGCTTAAATGATGACACCAGGACAAATGTGGGTATCAAGAAGAATTGAAGATATAATAACTTCAACTGAAAGAGCCGCAAGCGATATTCATCCTGCCTATTATCCTAACTCCCAATCTTATATTACTGATGTGTTAGATGAAGTTTTATCACAACTTTATGATGGAAGTGCCACCGAATTAGAATCAGATTCATTTAATGATAAGTATTCAAGTGTTATAACAACATTAGAAGAAATATTTGGTGACGATCTTAAACATCATTATGATTCAGTATTTTCTAATGAACAAGAAACACTTAACGAAAGTGAGGTTTATAAAAATATTGAAAAACTTATCAAACACTGGAAAAATCAATTAAAAAAAGGAGAACAAATTAGGTTTGAAACAGATGATTTAGAATTTTGGGGTATAACCAAACGATCTGATAAAATGAGAACCCAATTGTTATTTCAAGAGTTAGTAGGTGACGAGGTTTTTGCTGAAAAATTCATTAACAAACTACTAAATAAAACATTTTCAACAAAAGACTTTAGTGATAGAATTGTGGGAGGTTATGATTTTGAGTGGGTTCTTACTGATTTGGAATATAGAGATTTTGAATTCTTTTTATATGGTAAAACTTTACCAGGTGGATCTGTAAGTTTGATGGATGGGAGACACCTGTCTTTACAAGAAGCAACCGAGGATGAATATCTTGGTTGGGAGATTCAAAGTGAAGTAAATGAGGTAGTTCAGGACTGTATGAATGAAATAATTTTACCCATTACTGGTTATGATGTTATTGTACCGGTTATTTATATATCAGAAGAATGAAAATAATAATCTCAGAAAAACAACAAAAGTTATTAACTGAGTCAAAAGGTATTGAGTTGGCACAAAACCTTATTGATCAGGCATTTGAGGAATTAAAAGAAAACTGTGAAAAAAAATGGGTTGAGCCTATGGCTTGTGATCAAATGGAATCTGTTGAAGAGGTTAAGGTTGTTGCATCAGAGAAAGGAGCAACAATGAGAGGAGGAAAAGAAATGAAACTTTGGTTTATCGAGGTTGACATATATTATTCATCGTTAGGATATACACCATTTGAAGATTTTATTCACCAACTTCAGTGGGAAGTAAGACAAATTGTCGGAGCTAGAAATGTTATAATAACAATTCGAGGTACTATAAACTCAAACAAAGATCCAAACTGGTAATGAAAATAATAATATCAGAATCACAATATAATTTACTTTTTGAATCAAAGTTGAAACAAAATCTTAAACAGGAAATTAAAAATTTTGGGGTAAAAGATACTGCCGAACTTGTTAATGGTTTCGATAATTTAATGGAAATATTAAACATAAATTCTCCGATGGATTTTTTACATTTGTTTAATGACTTAGATGTTGTTCAGAGTGAACAAGAACCTGATTGGACTTTATTTCGATATAAACCAACACATAATTTGATGATTTATGATAGAAAAGATAAAATTGTCCACATTAATTACGAAGAAATTTGGAAACCTTTATTTGATACTGGTCTTTTCAATTCTGACATTGAGGAACTTACAAAGGAGTGGTTGTCTAGTGTCTACAATTTAAGGGGAGTCACAATTTCTCGGTGGATGAAGCTGGATTCAATGCAGGTTGTCTAGTGTCTACAATATAAAATAATAGAATATGAAAATAATAATATCAGAATCACAATATAGTTCACTTTTTGAATCCAACTACGAGAAGAATAAAAAGTTGGTTGAAAAGATGTGGGATGAAGGTATGTCTTTTTCGGATATTCGAGAACTGATTGGAATAACTAAAAGTCAACTTTATTTTCTTTTGAAAGATAAAGAACACAAAATTAACTGTTCCACCGCTTATCATGATATTTTAGATATTATAGAAAACACGGATCTAATAAATAAAAAAATAAATGTTAAAGATATTAAATTAGAACTCTATACAGATAGTTTTGTAGGAACTTTAAACTTTATTTATAGAGACGATGATTTTCATATTGAAGGGATGGCAACTCCTTACTATGACGGGAGTTGTTTAATACCTGTGGATATTAGTTATTTTGAAGATTTAACAACAAATGAATATAACGACGAGTATGATGAAATGCAAATGACCGTCGACTATGAGTTAGTTCCAAAAAAGTATAATTCATTCCAAGAAATGATTGATTTTATGAATAATGATTATCCACTTTTAATTATTCCTAAAATACAAAATTCAATACCACATTACATAGATAGACTTAGTAAATGACATGAAAATAATAATATCAGAATCACAACTCAGACTTATAAAAGAAGAATCCATTGCCGACATGGGTCTTCAGGAACTATATGACAGGGCTATAAAATTAAAAAAGGTCGTTTCTAAAATGGTTAGAAAAGAGTTGGAAGATTATTCTTGGTTTGATGGATTACAAGTAAGTATTGATAGAGATTGGGGGGGACTACCTTATTATTTTTTTAATATAAAAACAAATTTAAGTATTAGTGAAGACGACTTTTATAATCAAAAATTAGGTGATGAAATTCATGATAAAATAGAAGATATTTTCATTCATTATTTTCCAAAGGTTAATAAAAATACACAATATAACTTAACTGGTGTTTGGGACGCTTTTATAACAGACAGACATGAATATGTAATTCATATCTAAAACTATTTATTAAATATGAAAATCATTATAACTGAAAATCAAAAAAATTTACTAGTTGAATCAAAACAAATTGATTCAGTTCAAAATCTTGTTGATATGGCGGTTGATGATTATGTTGAAGTGTGTTCAAGAATGCATGCATTTAGAAACCTTGAACTTGCACTTTGTAAGGGGTTCAAGAACGGAACAACAAAACTTAAGGTTTTGGATGTAAAAAAAATACACGACCATTATAATGTAAAACTTTCTATACACACAGATCAAGAATGGTTTCAAAGAGCAGACTTTGAAGATTTTGAAATCAAATTACAACTTTTAGTTGCAAATATAATAGGAACACACAAATATGGGTTTGATCTGAGAGATATGGAATTAAATGATGGTGAAGGTGAGGACATGATTAGTGAAAGTCGTGAAATGAGTACTAAACTAAGACGAAGATTTAGTGAACTTGAAAAAATTGGCGATATAATTGAATACCAAACTGAAATTCAAGACCCTTGTGACTTTGAAGATGAAACTGACTACGCAGACTTTTGTATTGGACAAGGACTTACTTTTTACTATAATGATGAAGAAGATGAAGATTATGAATATCCACCAGACGAAATGGTTGAAGTTAGAGATGAGGTTGAGGATTATTTAGAAAAAAAATACCACGATTATTTGGTAGATATTTATAATGACTTAGTAACAAATTGTAAATAATGAAAATACTATTAACAGAAAAACAGGCTGATAGAATATTCAACGACAAGATTGGGTGTGAAAAGTGTGAACACTCTTGGAAAAAGGAAGATAAGGATCCACACCCTTATCTTTGTCACGATTGTGGGTGGGATCAAAAGAAAAAAAAATATGATAAAGAAAATCTTCATAAGTTTTGGAAAAACTTTAAATCGAAAAGAGAAATAGAGGAAAAGTGGTCACAAAAATATAAAAAATCCATCAATTGCAATAATCCAAAGGGATTTAGTCAAAGAGCGCATTGTCAAGGAAGAAAGAAGAACAAATAATTTTACGAAAACTTCATCAAATTACCCTTCACTTTTTGTTGGGGGTTATATTTATTATAAAAAAAAGAAACTATGCCAATTAATATTTCGATACAACAAGTAGGTAATGATGTTCATATCAACGCAACGGCATCATTTGACCTTACAAAATTTGTGAATGGAGTTTATAATAATACAATAACTAACACAATCAATAACTACAAATTCGGACCTGAAGCTCCAACTTTATTATTTTCACCTTTGAACAACCCATTAGTTGGAACCGCTTATGTTGTTCCTGATGTTTTTGCTTGGAAGTGTTATCCTGGTGCACCTGGAACGCCAGTTTTCAATTTATTAACTTATGTTGGAACTTTTTACCAACCAACTTCTATTACATATAGTGAAGAGTGGGGTATTTATTTCGATCCTAATTCATTACAACCTGCTAAAATAATCTTACCTTTTGGATACAAAACTAATTCCGCGTTGACAGGTCAAATGATTTTTGCTAACACTACACTTTCAGCGATGGGGTTAATTACCCCTGGAGGTTTCACAGTGGGAGGTGCTAAAGCGGGATTCAGTTGGGGATCATCTCAGAATAATTCAGACTATTGTAGTGTTGTAATTGGTAATGGTGGTTTTACACATGCAAATGGATCAAACTATAAAGTGAGTGTTTATAATGATCCATTGAATAGTAATTTCGTAGTTGCTGAAGGAATCGGACCCCTTTGGTCAGGTCCCTTTACTACAAATAGTTACCAACTATTTCCACCAGCAAGTATAAACCCATATAACTCCCAATTTGTTTTCAACCCTGGTAATAATCAGGTTAAACCTTATTTTTTAAATGCGGCACCTTATATACAAACTTCAATACCTACAGTAACAGGAGGGACATTCCAAGGAACATTCTCACCTTTTAATGTAATCAACAATCAAGGTTTTTGGAGAGGTGACGATGCGGGTGGAAATTCAGGTCTGAATACGAGAAATAAATTTTGTCCGGCATTGGCGATCAATTCACAAAAACTTATATTTGCCACTACAAATATACAAGATTTAGGTATCACAAACGGAGAATACACATTCAGTGGTGTAAACAACACAATAAGTTATAGTTTCAACGGAGAAGGGGTTACTCCAACACCAACTGCGACTGTAACAAATACACCAACAATAACACCAACACCAAATTATGATTGTATAACAGTAAATTCTGAGTGTGGAAATATACAGGTAAGTGCTGGACCATTCCTCAACGGAAAACCAACTTATTCATGGAGTTTTATTGTTACGGCACAACAATACAATTATACAATTTATTGGGATCCTAATCTTGGTGCTTGGGTCCTTAGAGAGAATACTACAAACACGATTGCACAATATCTTTATCTAAATACACCAGCACCTATAGGAAATGTTAATCAATGGGTAGATGCCCCAATATTACCTGGTCCAAGTGTTGGTTGTGTATTTGCAGGAGCACAATTTTTCACCACATTATCAACCAATTGTCCTACACCAACCCCAACCACAACAGCAACTGTTACACCGACAGCCACAGTTACCCCAACTGTAACAAAAACACCTACAGTTACGGCTCAACCAACTAGAACACCAACGGTTACCGCAACTAAAACACCAACACAGACTGCAACTCAATCACAAACACCAAGACCTACTGAGACACCGACAAATACACCAACACCAACTGCGGGAATACAAGAGTTCTGTCCGTCCAGAGCACAATTGGCACAACCAGGAATTGATGGTACACTTCTTGGAGTTAATTACTCCGCTACAGGTAGTGGAGTGAGCGTTGGGCCATTAGGTACAAATGTGTTCTATAACCAATATATTGGAACATTCCAAATGTTACAAGATGTGACTTTAGGTATTGGTGCACCATTCAACTACACTATTGATTTTGCAACTCCTCTCACAAACTTCCAATTCTTAATTTATGGATTAGACACAGGAATTGAACTTGTAAACTTCTTTGTTGACAGTAATGTGAATTTTACTTTAGTACAACTATTAAATGCTGGAACTATTGTTAATGGAAATGCAATTAAAGCGGATGCAACATTCCCACTATCAAGAACTGCAGGTTACTATCAAATCCAATCACCAACACCATTTACCAAAATTACATTAATTGGATCACAGGGACCTGATGACGGTATTGGATTCCAATTCTGTACATTAGAGGCTGAAATTCCAACACCAACACCTACTGAGACACCAACTTTAACTCCATCAAACACACCAACACAAACTCCGGCTCAAACACAAACTGCAACACCAACAAATACAGTTTCAGTAACACCAAGTACAACATTGACCGCAACACCGACACAGACTGCAAATCCAACAAGTACTCCTACTGCAACCGTTACTCCTACTGTTACCACAACACCTACTAACACTATTACTCCTACTGAAACGCCTACAAATACACCAACACAAACCCCTACAGATACGCCATCACCAACAAATTCACCAACAGTGACTAATACTGTTACACCATCTAACACGCCAACAAATACTCAAACACCAAGTGTTACGCCTAACCCAACAAAAACACCAACCGCAACTGTTACTCCAACAGTAACAAACACACCTACAAATACAGAAACACCTACCAACACACCTACAAATTCAGAAACACCTACAAATACACCAACACCATCTAATACAGAAACACCAACTGTAACTCCTACTAATACACCAACAAACACTGAAACACCAACTAACACTCCTACACCTTCTATAACTGAATCACCAGGAGCATCACCAACACCTACACCAACTAATACAGCAAGTGTAACTCAAACACCAACTAATACACCGTCAGAAACACCAACTAATACTCCAACCGTTACTTTAACAAGAACACCAGCTGAGACACCTGCAGGTACACCTGACCCAACTCAAACACCGACAGAAACTGTAACACCAACTGTAACTACAACCCCTACAAATACAATTACACCAACTAATACACCTACAAACTCACAAACTGCAACGGCTACGGTTACACCTACAAACACCATGACACCAACTGAAACACCGACAAACACACCATCGAATACACCTACTCAAACGAGTACACCGTCTAACACGCCTGAACCAACTGTGAGTCCTACTGCCACTGTTACACCTACTGTAACAACAACACCAACTAATACAATTACGGCAACTATAACATCTACCCCAACAAATACTGAAACGCCAACAAATACACCAAGTAACACTGTAACACCAACAAATACACCAACAAACACTCAGACGCCAACAAATACACCAACAAATACACAAACTCAAACCAATACACCATCAAACACGGAAACGCCAACTAACACACCAACTGTAACACCAACTGCAACACCAACATTGACATTCTTCCCAACACCTACAACAACACCTACAAATACCGCAACACCAACAATGACAATGACAAACACACCTACCGATTCACCACCAGCGACTGTTACCCCAACAAATACGGCGACAGTAACCCCAACCCCAACAAACACAGCAACAAACACAGCAACTCCTACTGTTACCGCAACTCAAACTGCTACACCAACAAATACACCTTCGGTTACCCCAACCATATCAGTTACAGCATCAAATACACCAACACCTACAGTTACCCCAACTTATACACCTTATCCAACAGTTACTCCTACATCACCTAACTGTTGTCCGATTATTTTAGCGGTGGATACGAATCCTTGTAACACAAATATTTAAAATTTAAAAGCATCATCCTGAGTTGTTTCAAAAAAAGAAACGACTCAGGAATTGATATTTTATTTTTTTTTCTATCAAAAATTTTTGAAAAAAAGTTTTTTATATTTTCTTTTTATTCCTAAATTCGTGATATGGAACACTCAAGAAAAAAAGGAAGGGCAATATCAGACAAAGATACCAAGTTCATTAAAAAACTTTTGAAAAAAAATCCCATCAAATTTGAGGGTAAAATTCACCAAAATGATGACTGCATAATCGAAATCACAAACATCAGAAAATACGATAATCATTGGTTTTACGGATCCAATACAAAGTTTGTTTATGAAATAGATATCATAGTTAAAAAAAATGATAAATCTCGTTGGTATTATTCTGAAAGAACTCATTATAAAAACCGAAGATTAAGATCTTGGAATATGGAAAAATTATTTCAAGATGAATTATGTTATTTTAACATCGTTGATTTTTGTATTTCTAAAATTTCTTATTTATAAATTTCATTATGAATCATTTTAAAACACAATTGTTGAATTTTTTGTTGAACCCAAAAACTTTTACAGGTATCGTTTCATTTTCTTTTATTATAATTATTGGGGGTTACATAAATAAACATACCGAACCAACTCTTAAAATTGTTGAAAAAGAAAAAGTAAAAGTTGTTGAAAAAATTATTGTTAGAACAGCATCCGCTGATCTTGTACCTCATTTAAAAAATGTTGAAGGTTACAGAGATAAACCTTACATGTTGGGAGATGGTGCTGTAACAATTGGGTATGGTCATGCTGTATTTAAAGGTGAAAAAGAAGGATATAAATTCCTTGAAGATTATAACGGACTCAGAAGAAAAAAAACAAAAATTACCCTTGATCAAGCTGAAATTTTACTTTTTGATGACATTAAAATCGCAGAAAAAAATTTAAATAATTTGTTAGATGATATCAACAAATCTGGATCCGAAGTAGAAATTACACAGGGAATGTATAACTCCATGATTTCATTGATTTTCAACATGGGGTATTACGGATTTAAAAAATCAGACTTTTTCAAACATGTAAAAGAAAATGATTTAGAATCGGCCAAAAATCAAATTCTCAAAACTAGTAAAAGACTATTTATTAGATATCCTGGACTCAAAGCTAGAAGAGAGTCCGAGTATGCAATGTTCAAATGATCGATAACGAAAAAATATTAAAACTATTCAAACATTTTGCAGGTGATCCTTTGGACATCAAAGGGTTGGTTGTTACACCCGTTAAAGTAGAACCATCTGTCAGAAGAAATGGTAGAACTAATATGTATTTTAAAGTTCAAAACCCAAATGATGTTTCTTATTTCTCTCCAATTGTTGAAAATTATATTTATGATGAAACAGAAGACTTTGGGGATTTTGTAAATGAAAAAATTGATGTGTATTTTGTACCAAACTTTAAACAAGGAATTTATTTAAATGAAGAATTAAAATCAAGAATTCAAAAAGTATTTGATTCGGTAAAGGTTATTGAGTTTACATTAGGAACTCCTTTTATTGGTTATGAAAGATACAAATTATTTATTGAATCAGTTGGTGTATCAACAAGTTATTGGGATAATGAAAGTTTTGGTTTATACAATAATGTGAAAGTAGTAAGAGCCGAAAAAGATGGTGAGTGGTGGGATCCTAAAGTTGTTGTAAGTGAATATCTTAATGACTTTCTACCTGACAAAGAAAGTTACTGGGAAACAGAAAATTTTTACCCCCAAATTGACAACATCTTAAACAATTATCCCCTCTTTATAGATTTATACGGCAACATTTCAGGTTACTACGACACCAAGTTTATCCAATAACTTTCTTCGATCTTTTTTGTCGGTGAAAAGAAATAACAAATCTGTGAACTTCATTTTGAACTTCAGCCAACAAGAATCCAAACTCATTTCGTGGAATATCAAATGACGATCCATTAGTCAAGTGGATTGTTTGAGATTGGTGTTTGTCGTTTTTAGAAATAGAAATCAAATCAATATGGGACAATAAACCAATAGACTCAAATACTTGTTTTGCAACACCCAACTGACCTTTACCACCATCAATAACAACAAGTGAAGGTAATTCTTGTTTCTCGTTCAAAAGTCTTGTAAAACGACGAGAAAGAACTTCAGTGAATGAAGCGTAGTCATCAGGTCCCTCAACAG